AATGATCTGGCTCTGCGACATCAAAAGCCATGGAGCAAGCTCAACTCCGCGTGCTTCTCCTCCAACTAGATTTCCTGTCCACGAGATGGATGGCATTTGTTGCCTTCGCGACAGGATGTCTTCCGCTTTGGTGCGGGTGTCAAGTGGCAAGTCGTCTAAAAGCTGTTGTTTGATGTCAGATGTGACTGCGTCTGTGGGAGCTTGATCGATTTGAGTGATGTTATGTATGTCTTCGCCTGTTGGTGCAATGGCTTCAGACTCAGCGGTTATTCCCGCCTCTGCAGCCTCAACAATCTCTTTCTTCTCTCTGAGTAGATTGTTGAGTCCTTCTTTGTCACATTCGAAAAATTCAGATTCTGAAATCATGTGAGCATAGTCCAGAAGAGTATCATCGATTGCATCATAATCGTCGATCAGTTTCATTCCAAGATTACTTTCGCTGTTTAATCTTGGTTGATTCTGGAATCCTCCAATCTTCTCCAGTTCATGAGCTGTTCTGGCCTCATAATCCATCTCCAATTCAAAGAAACTTGGAAGGTTGCTTTCTTTAGTGTAAGCAAGCAGTCTCTTCCTCATTTCGTTGTAGCTCTGAGGTCCTCCCCAGTACGATTCTAGAAGGACTTGTCTGCCGAGATCTGCACTGTATTCTTCGTACGTAATAGCCTTGGACTGGATGAAGAGGTGGTAAGACTTCAAATAAGATCCGGGTCCGACGACACTGACGTTCATACCAGTTGCCTCATGATAATGGAGCCTGGATTTGAGAAACTCCACTTCAGGAGCCTTCTTAAAGCCTGGAGGTCCTGTTTTGTCGCCATTCGTAAGCTTAAGACCAAACATGCTGCAAGTTTCAGCCAGATGTTCTGGATGCCATCCAGATTTCCGCAAAGTGTCTGAACAAGCGGCCTTCAGGTCGTCTCCAAGAGTAAGTGCTTTGACGTGGTCCTTGAATTCTCCTTTGAAACCTGAGCTTTTCTGGTAGCGGAGGAAATCATAACGTAGAACAACGGCAGAATGGATTCCGTTACCGAGAGCGGTTTGCAAAATGCCTGACATGAAGAGATTGTACAAAGCAACTATGGTCCCGCCTGTATTTACAAGGGGAACCATTGGAAGAACTAAGATTTTCTTGAGCAGATCAATGTCTTCCTCAGTCCATTCGCAATGCTGAGCAACTTTTGAGAAGACTCTGGGGTCTGTTGTTTTCAGTTGGGGGCTGTGAGTCATATCGTACTCCTGGAAATCGCTATCGAAGCAATTGTTGATGAACTCTTCTGTGTAGAAGCCCTTGCATGCATCATACCACTCAGGTCCAACTCTATTTAAGCCAATCGCTGTTTCTGACTGAGCTGGATTACTTCTCCAGATTTCCATCAGTGCCCTAAGGACTTTACTTGTGATAAGGTATTCCGTCAGACCCACTACTGTGAACATTCTGGAAAGGTACATTTTGGTTGGCTTCACTGGCTCGTCTTTGAGACAGCCTTCGTTGACAATCCCGCTGTTTTGTCCTTTCTTCACTCTTTCGAGGGCTAATTCGACTGATAGTTGTGTTTCGGCTTTCATCGTGAGTTTTCCTTCTTCATCTTCGTTGTAGTAGAAAGATTTTGGCATGTATCCTGGGCCTCCGCCAGAACCTGCCATCTTCGTCCTGCAAAGGGGCGTGTCTTCAATTCCATTGAGCGTCTCATCCCACGTTAAAGGCCTGTTGAGAGGAAGGTTGGGATATTTCTCCTTGGTGCTGTCAACT